CAACTTGGAAAGCAGATGTATTCGTAAATTCAAATGTTGGGCGTATTAGCACTGAGGTTCAGGCATCAACATTTCAAGGTGCGAAAGAGCAAATCTATGCAAAGCACGGTGATGTTCAACAAATCGCTAATCTACATCAAGTAAGTCGGAACAGTTCTTCATCATCAGGCGATTCCAGTTCTGGTAGTGTTGGTGGGATGGTTGGTCTCATCGGACTGGTTGCAGCTGCCTGGGCATTTATGTCATTTACTCCCTGGGTTTTGATGGGTTTAGGTGGTGCTTTCGGAACTTGGGTTGGCGAACTTGTAACAGGACAACGCATTGAGGAGTATAACGAACGTGAGGATGATTTGGGGCACTCAAAGGCAGCAATCGTTCTCGCACTTGCCCTAGTCTTAGGTGGAATTGGTTTTGTCAAAGGAGACCAAATCAAAAAAGGATTTGATGCCCCTGATGCACCTGCACAAGTGAAAAGTACGCAGAATTAAAGTTACTTAGCTCCAAAGTGGACCTATAGTATAACCACCAAAGTTTGCCAAGTGTTTGTTTCTATTTTTGAAGACGGTTCTCTGATTGATTATATCAATCAGAACGCACAAGATCCTTGGGTTGGTACATCTTTTCAAGGTTATGTCTTTATGTCACCCAAACAAAAGGGTGAGTTTGGTGAGCGTTTCGTATCCAAGTTCTTTGAGAGTGTATTGCTTTGTGATGTAAAACGTGCAAAGACTTCTACTGCTGGTCACGATCGTGTTATTGATGGTATTCTAACTGAAATCAAGTTCTCTCTTGCTACTCGTGATAAAAAGGGCGGAACAAAGAAAGATCAATTCATTATCAATCACGTCTCAAAAGATAAGGACTGGGAACGTCTTGTGTTCTTTGGCATCAACCAAGACGAGAAGGATTGTCGTCTGTTTTGGTTCAGTAAAGAGGATTTCCTGAATCATCTTGAGTCTGATGATTGCTTGTTTGCATCGCAGCAAGGTGGCAAATCTATTGGCAACGATGACTATATTTGCACAAAAGTTGATCGTCTGGTAGAATGTTCTTTTGTGAAGGGCATAACCGAATGGTGAATCTATTTCACGGCGATTGTTTAGACATTCTACCAACACTTCCAGACAATTCCGTTGATATGGTGTTGGTAGATTTACCATACGGTACAACAGCGTGTAAATGGGATTCTATCATTCCTCTAGACAAATTGTGGGGTCAGTACAATAGAATCTGCAAGGAAGATGGTGCGATGGTATTCACTGCAGCACAACCATTCACAACTATACTTGCAGCATCAAATCTTGATAACTTTCGTTATGAATGGATCTGGGAAAAACCTCAGGGGACTAATCCTATGAACGCGAAGGTAATGCCACTCAAATCTCACGAAAACATCCTAGTTTTTTATAGAAAGAAACCAACATATAATGCTCAGATGTGGTATTCAACTCCTTACAGTGGGTTCTCATCAGAAACAAGCAAAATTGGTGAGGTTTATGGTGAGGCACAATCAAAGCATCGTGATAATCCAGATGGATCAAGATATCCAAAGACAGTGTTAAGATTCAAGCAGGAAAAGGGATTACATCCTACACAAAAACCAGTAGATTTGATGGAGTATCTAATTAAAACATACAGTAACGAAGGTGACACCATTCTTGACAATACTATGGGATCAGGTACAACTGGTGTTGCAGCTGTGAACACTGGTAGAAAGTTTGTTGGTATTGAAAGTGATGAAAAATACTATCAAATTGCTAAGGATCGCATCAATAATCCTTTGCTATCTGCCTTGAATTAAAGTTACTTAGCTCCAAAGTGGACCTATAGTATGACCAACACTAACATCGTTTCCGAAATCTACTCCTACCACACAGATTGGAAGGAAGGTAAAGTCAACCAGATGTGGATTGAGCAGTCTGGTGATGAGAACAAAGGTTATTCCTACGTCGCTGTTGCACACAATCCCCGCAATGGTAAGACGATGGAGATGTCCAACCCTCGCACATCTTACCAAGAGACTCTCAAATGGGTTCGCGGTTGGTGTGGAACTTTTTGCACACTTCCTGCCTGATTGATTATGACTAACTATCGCGTTCAAGTTGAAACCAACGACGGATGTGTGACCGTTTGGTATGAGAAATCCAAAGCAAAGACTGCGGACAAACTTATACTCAATCGCGTCTACAATCAACTCTGTGGGTTGAACATTAAAGAAATCTCTGTTAATCCTTCTGTCTGAATTATGAACACTGGTTATACACTCAACCGCGTCAATTTCACTAGGGATGAAGAAACTTGCATCCTACGGTTTCTGAATCAAGCACGAGAATGTGGGTATCCTAGTGGTCAATCTGAGTGGTATTCTGTGATTGATTCTATCATTCGGAAGTATTACGATTCTGACATCAAAGAGGCACAAGTTGCCTGCTATTAAAGTTACTTAGCTCCAAAGTGGACCTATAGTATGACACACTCCAATCCTTACGTTCAAAACCTCATCGAAATGGGTTACGATGAGCAAGACTGCCGCAATGTTGCTGCAGTTGGTGATGCTAACGTCACCTACCCTCGTACCATTTACGGTCGCACGTTTGCTACTGAAACTGAGTACAAAGAAGCACTTGCAGACTTCATCAACGGTCTGTGAATTAAAGTTACTTAGCTCCAAAGTGGACCTATAGTATGAGCACTGAATCAATGACTAAAACTTTCACCGTTCGCTTCGATTCCACCGCACTCGATTCCCCTGAGTATGTGGGTCCGTTTTATAGTGAAGAAGAGGCACAAGATTATGCTGATGATCGCAACAGTTCGTTAGCATTATCTGGAATCCCTTCTTCTATCGCATTCTACACTGTTGTTTGATTGATTATGAGAATTGCTTTTCTGATTGCAACTTTAGCACTGGGACTTCGCCTAGGTTTGAGTGCTCATGCTACAGTGAATGAGTATCAAGAACAGCAAGCAGATCGCTTCTGTCAGATAGATCCAAACTACTGCAATTAAAGTTACTTAGCTGCAAAGTGGACCTATAGTATGATTAACACCTCAAACGCCTTCATTCTCAACGACACTGCAAAGAAAGATGCTGCAGTGCAACTTGCAATGGCAAACTATGTCAAACAGTTGGAGCGTGAAGAAGCACGTCGGCAAGCAATTCTCTCAGGGAAGTATATTCCTTGCCCCGAAACTGTTTGGAACATTTCAGACAGAAATTGATGGCACGGAGACTAACACTTAAGAGTCCTTCTAAAGTGAAGACAATTCTACTGATTTTTGCTGTTGCGTTTATACTCTCACCAGGAGTTCGCAACATCACCTCCAACACATTGCACACTGTAGCAGACATTATTTCGACCAATGATTGAGACAGATTTCTTTATTCTCACTGGCGAACAATACCAGGAGTTTTATACTGAAGCACAACAGGTTGGTATGAACATCGACAGGTATCTTATGGAGTTCTGTGATGTTGAAGGACCTGATGTGTACGTTGATTGATACTTTCACTTTTTTTGATAATTTCACTGCAGGGGATGCCCTAGACTACCTTGCAGATGAAATCGCAAGTTTTTTTGGTTTTTGCTTGAGTGGTGGACAGGGTTCTCAGCGAGTCTTAAGTGAGACCGCACCCGATACCATCAGCAGGGACCAAACCTCACAAAGTAACACAAACTATCTGCAAATTACTGAGTAGAACTATGATTGCATTTGTCACCCCTAAAAGCAAGAAAGCACAGAATCGTTTTTGTAACTTAATGAATCGCAATGATGAATGTATTGTTGAGCAACATAGAGGTGATAAAGTGTTTCTCACTTCTGCCAACGGTAGGAATCACTTTTGGGTGAATCTTGACCACGATAAAGACTGGAACATTGAGTTGAATTAAAGTTACTTAGCTCCAAAGTGGACCTATAGTATGAACACCACTGACCTCCTCGATTCCATCAAACTCAGCGAGCAACTTGCTCTCGAAAACTATCAGCAACGCAATGGAGTTGTTGATTATCGCCTTCCTGGAGTTTGTCATCACTACTTCGCAAAGTATGATTTGCAAGGTACACGAGATGGCGAAATCTGCCTGACCTGTAAAGTTTCCAAGACTGTAAAAGGTTCACTGCGTTATACCTTCCAAATCAACGGTAAGCGTATCGCAGAAAAGCAAATCGCTGCCGAGTTTAATGCTCTCGGTGCATTTTGCGACTGATTAAAGTTACTTAGCTCCAAAGTGGACCTATGGTATCACCACTCACCACTGAAACCAAATGACCCGCCTAATTGAACGCCAAATGAATAAAGCAATCAGCACTGAGACTGATTGGAAGAAAGACAATACCGAAGTTGTCAACATTGAAGGTGTAAGTTTCGTCTATCTGTATAGCAATCTGATTGCAATGGTAGGTGATACTTGGTTGGAATTGTTTGATGGTGGACATCAATCATACACCACCAAATCGCGTTTGAATGCTATTCTCTCCGAGCACTCAAATGGAGAGCGTGTGTATCAAAAGAACTTCAACTGGTTTGTATCAACCAAGGATGGCGAAGTTCCTTTTGGTAATGGTATCAAACTCGACTGACCATTAAAGTTACTTAGCTCCAAAGTGGACCTATAGTATGAAGAACACTCAAATGACTAACCAAGACCTTTCCAAGACAATCTACCGCAATCTGTTCACTGAAGAGCAGTGGGACATGATCTACAATTTCGTCGGACATGCACTCGATGATGATGACTTTGATGCAGAAGATGTGTATGCTATTCGCAACAAGATTCACGCACTGTTTAACTGAAATCAAATGACCTGGTACATTCAAATCCAAGACAAAGACAATAATGTTCTTGTACTAAATCAAGCACTTGGTAGTTACAAAAAGTATTCCAAGTTCATTGATAACAAAGCAAACCAAATCGTAGCACAATTCCCTACTGCAAAACGATGGGAAGTGCGCCCTAATCCTTATACTCACAAGGCAATTCTCTGATGCAAAAAACATTCAAAAAGTTCATTTGGAAAGACTCAAGATCCAACCAAGTTAAAACCATCCTAGCAAGGTCTGAATACTCAGCAAGGAAACAAAACTTCGGTAATCTTGCTGGTTATCTTTACTCTCACTCTGTTCCTCTTAACTGATGTTTAAGATTCGTTATTTCACTCCTTATCAACAACAATGGAGAGAGCAAAGTTTCTCTACATTAGATGAGGCACAATCAATGGTTGAGTTCTATCGTTCCTGCGGAAGTCCTGCTGAACTGATTCAATGACTAAGTTCCTTATAGGTATCGTCACTGGAATCATTCTTTCTACTGTTGGATTCAATGGGTTAGCAAATCTAGGCAATCGTACTATCACAACCATCGAATCATTTGCCCAATCTAATCAATGACCAAAGAACAAAAAGATTCAATGATGGCACAAATCATTGAACAAATACAAGACCAAATCACTTACTTAGTCGATCAAGATCTAATTCAAGAGTCTTACTCATTATACAAAGAATGGGAAGAACATCTTAATCCAAAGTATTCACAACTCGAAATCATTACTGTCATCGATCTCACCACAATCTAAAATGAAACCATTCCTTAACATCACGTTTGCTATTGAACTCCTGGTCCTAACTTGTCTTGCTACAGTAGCAGTCCGTGCCGAACCAAACAATAACGAAAACGTCAATAAGTTCTGTGCTTATGTTGCAGGAGTACCTTATGCTTCTGATAATCTAACTGATGAAGAATGGGTTCGATTTTTATATTGTAGAGACACACTGAATCAGTAATCAAGGCGCTTGCGCTTAAGCACTACGTGCGAGGAAGGAAGTTTGCCTCTGTTAAGTAAAGAAAGTGACTTCTGTAAAGTGTAGATAATCAAGGTTATTTGGTGATGTGGTTTATAGAGAGGGGAGTGGTGTCCTCTCTCTTTTTTATGTCCAAAAACCTTGTTTTAATGCTTAAATGTTAGGAAATCAATAAAAAAGGTGTTTTTAATTATAGCTAAGCGTTGTATTCATTCTCAATAAGGTGTTAGTTATTGAGAATCAATAAGGGTATTAGTTGAGAATTAGTGTAGATAATACCCTCTGATACCTGATACTTATGTCTTATAAATGCCTCAGATACCCTATTAAATACCCTTTAAATCCCTCAGAGTCTGAGTACTTTATGCCTTATAAATGCCTCAGGACCTTGTTATCTTACGTTGCGAGCTTACACGAGAACGCTGAGAATGTCAAGACCCCACTTTCCCGGAATTATCATAAAATCCCCACACACAGTCACAAACACTCACAGACCCCTCAAAAATCGCCTACAAGGTCCCTAAATACCATCACTTGACACATACTCCCAGATCCCTTATAATTGTCCCATCAACACATTCAAGGAGAGCACTTATGTCAGTTGCCTACAGTCAAGCACAGAAGCAGCGTTATCGTATTACCCTTGATATCTCAGCGTATCCTGATTTCGACCCACACAACATCAACTGGAATAAGTTATTTGAACTCGAAGGATCTGAGAACTGTGAGGCATACGTAGAAGACCTAAGTCGTCCTGATAAGTGGTAACATAAGAGCATACAATAAGACTCCTTAAGAGACTCCTATAAGGGGTCTTTTTTAATGCCTTGACATACCTTACTGTTCTTGTTATAATATCCTTGTGAGGGTTGATAAGGGGGCTTTAGGTAAGCTTAAGCCACCAGACACAGTATACATCAGAGATCACCCGTAGGGTATTACGAACGTAGTGAGTAATGTATAGAGAACTGTAAGAGAGATTTAATAGTATTGGTGCTTTAATATTGACTTGATTGTTGATACAGAGACTCCATACTCTTCTGCTAACATTTCTCTTGTATATTTTCTTGGTCGGTATTTTTTCCTTATCTCATCTGCGTCATCTGTTGTTAACTTTCTGGACCTATGAGTTAGTGAAGCCGATTTCTTAACATTCTCTCCTCTGGTTAACCATTGAAGGTTGCTGATATTGTTGTTAGTTTTGTTCTCATCTATGTGGTCTACGATATAACCATCACCAGGGCATTCTGGACCATAAAGTTCCATTACCATACGGTGAACATACCAGCATTCTTTACTTCTAGTTTTGATTACTTTGTATCCCCCGCCTTCACCTTTACCCACTATTCTCTCTCTATTGGATGATGCTTTCCCTTTTTTAAATCTATTATCTCCACCCACAGGATAGCGACTTATGATTACACCTTCAGCACTCACATAGTATTCAGTGTCTCTAAATCTTTTATACATTGCTATAGCAAACTCTGTGGAGATTATAGCAGGTTTCATATAGCAAGTCAACCGCTCATTAAAGTTGCTTAGCTGCAAAGTGGACCTATAGTATGAGCACCACTACCAAACCAATGACTGTTACTTACCAAGCTGATTTCCTAGACACCACCTATAATGGTTGGACTAACTACCACACTTTTAATGTTGCTCTGTGGATCAACAATGATGAGGGTTTGTATCACCTAGCAATGGACTGTGGTGATTATGAAACCCTTGTAAATACCCTCTACAATGAGTATGGAGTGACCGAAACAAAGGACGGAGTTAAGTTCAACGACCCTAAGGTAAATGTGGTCCAACTGAATAGCGATGTGTTTGATCTCTGATTCACACATAAGACACACACAGTTTCTCACACTTTCCTTCTGAACATGTTCTCCTTCATTGCCAACTTCCTGTCTGAACATCTCCCAGTCTTTGTGAACATCGACTGCAGTGATTGCAAGACAGTTGATGCACTTATCCTGTCACCACTTCATGGGGTCGCATTGATCAAAACTCATACGGGTCAAGTGTATAGCACACCCTGCAAACGGTTTGATATGCTTCGCTTGAAAAAGTATGATTCGGTTGGAGACTTCATCAACGAATGTTGCTTTGCATGATATAACTTACTGAACACACAGTAAGCATCACTGACCCTGAGAGATGTGGGGTCATAAAATATACCTCTCTCACTCACACAGTTTCTTACATTCAACAACACAAAATGTCCAAGCAAGTGATGATCGATCTTCTGAAGCGTGCTAACAATGGCACCGATCTTATGAAGATTTTGGATACACTGACCTCTGAGAATGTTTCGGAGGGTTATGATAACGAACCCACTGGAGATATGATCGAGTTCTGATGTCGTAGACAGAGCGTTAGCGATAACTTAGGGGCACGGGGTTTGACACTCTGTGCCCTTTATGTTAGACTCTTATGCGTATGCGTATCGGCAGTGATTGGTGCGGTTTTCTTAAGGTCGCCGCGCGGCGTAGCGTGTTCTTAAGCGCCCCCCGTATATTATTTTTTTGGGTCCCTGTAACCTACAACAACTCCGTACTGACAGGTCTTTATATCTCTCATTAAAAAATTTTTCCGGTATTATAAAAAACTCTACCAATCATATTGTAATGAAAAAAAATTTTCCAGAAAAAATTTTTCCAACAAGGTTTAATGGATATTACATAACAGAAGATGGTAAAGTATTCACAGAATGGGATAATAAAGGAAAACGAGGAGATCTTAGAGAAATGAACTCATTTATTAGGGGGAGTGGTTACTTGGGCATTAATATTTCTATAAAAGAAAATGGAAAAACTATAAAGCAAATAAAATATTATCTGCATAGATTAATTGCTGAGACTTTGATAGAAAATCCAAAAAATTTTATTGAAATTGATCATATTGATAGAAACAAATATAATAACTCTATTGGTAACTTAAGGTGGGTCAGTAGATTTGAAAATATGGCATTCAACGCCAGACATTTCAAAATAACTGACATAAAAACAGGAAAAATATATGAGGGAGATAATTTAAATCAGTGGGTTAGAAAAAATTGGGATTGGATTTCAAAAAGAACAAAAACAAAAGAACGAAAAAATTTTGTATATAAGATATTGCATAAAAAGAAATCCTGTGGTTTTTTCTTGGAAAAATGAGACGTTCTACACCTTATTGGAACTTTTGGAAGGTTGTTTTTGCTGGATGGTTAATTAGGTATCCACGACAATGCTTTACGATACTTGGAGTACCTCTTGGATTTCTGATTGTTCTGATATATAATGCGGTAACGAAATAAAAAGTTACTAAAAAAATTCCGGAATATTTTTTATGACTGAAAAGGTTTATCACATATACGCAAAGAGCGAATGCATTTATCACAGTTTATCAGAGGAGAAATTCACTGAGACCTGGGAGATGTTGCATAAAATGGTTGAACTTATTGATGTAAAATTTTCCAAGGATGATTTATCTTATGAGGAATTGTTAGTGAATAAAGAAATGGTATTGAATTCTTCTCATTGATCTTGAAGGAGAGAATTGACAAATCATATATAGACTGATAAAATTTGAACTGAAGGTTTAATTTTCTTATGGCAAAAGGATTTACAGTAAAAGCTGCAGCACCTAAACCATCTACTGAAGAATGGGATTATGATGCTATTAAAGAAAGAATGCGAGGTAAGAGTATTGTATTTTGTTTACCTGGACGTGGATGCTCTTTTATTTTTCTAAAGGCATTTGTACAATTGTGCTTTGATATGGTACAAAATGGAATGAGTATTCAAATTTCTCAGGATTACTCATCAATGGTTAACTTTGCACGTTGTAAAGTATTAGGTGCAAATGTACTTCGTGGACCAAAGCAAATTCCTTGGGATGGGAAGTTGCAATATGATTATCAACTATGGATTGACTCGGATATTGTCTTTACCACAGAAAAGTTCTGGCAACTCTGTGATCTTGCTCTGAATGAAGAGGGGGAAGAGAAGGAGATTGTTGCTGGGTGGTACGCAACAGAAGATGGGCACACAACCTCAGTAGCGCACTGGTTGGAAGAAGATGACTTCCGCAAAAATGGTGGAGTAATGAACCACGAAACTGTGGATTCGATCAGCAAGCGTCGTAAGCCATTCACTGTAGATTACACAGGTTTTGGATGGGTGCTCATTAAGAAGGGTGTCTTTGAGAATCTTGAATACCCTTGGTTTGCTCCGAAGATGCAAGTCTTTGAGTCTGGTGCAGTGCAAGATATGTGTGGTGAAGATGTCTCATTCTGTCTTGATGCTAAAGAAGAAGGCTTTGATATCTGGTGTGACCCTCGTATTAGAGTCGGTCACGAAAAAACTCGCGTAATCTGATGACAGAGAAACACTACGATATCTTATACAAAGGTCGTAGACTTTATCAGAACCTCACTCTAGAGTCTTGTAGTGAGGTCTTACAAGATCTTTCGGAGCGGTTTTGCTCGGGAGATAATATTGATCCTAATTTAATTGAACTGGAGGAAATTCCTTATGGCACTGAATAAAACAATCTTTGAACCTGGAGCCCCGAAGAAAACTCGTCAGGGACGCTCTCCTCGTACATTACTAAGTCCAACGTCTCGTAATGGACGTAAGAAAAAGTATCGTGGGCAAGGTAAAGGTTAAATAGTAAAAAAAGAATAGTATGTACTTATTAGATTCTTCAGAAGAATGGAATCAAATTCATAATGAAGATCTGTGGGTATATAATAAGTTATTCTTAAATCATCTTCTCGGGCATCTCTGTGGACCTACAGGGGTGCCTGTTCCATATTCAGGGTACTATATCGTCCGACCAAGTATTAATCTACTTGGTATGGGACGATTTTCGCGTGTAGAATGGATTGAAGACTCTACAGATCATTTACATCCAGCTGAATTCTGGTGTGAAATATTTAAAGGTGAGCATATAAGTGTTGATTTTCAACATAAAGAACCAAATTTAGTGGTAAGAGGGGAAAGGAATCCTGAAGATCCATTTTATAAATGGAAAAAGTGGGTTAAAATTGATAAAGAAATGAAATTTCCAAACATCTTAAATAGGATTAAAGGGAATTATGAGTGGATCAACTGCGAATTTATAGATAATCACCTAATTGAAGTGCATTTTAGGAGAAATCCTGATTTTAGATACGGAAATACGGTTGCAATTCCAGTTTGGAAAGGAGAAAAAATAGAAAATATTGAAAATTTTACCTTTATAGAAGACGAAGACTACTTAAGAGAAGGTTTTTACATTAATTAACGGGATAGCAACCCCGTAAAAAGTTCTGATCTAACAAATCAGGAGCAAAAAATGACCAAAAAAGTCGATAAAGACCAAAATTTTATGAAAAATGAGTGGGGAACGGAATTTTTATCAAGTGAGTATGGGTGGGAAGAAAAAATTGAGCGTCAAAAGATGCTTAGAGAGATTTCCAATGATGATTTGACCCCCAAAAAGCACGATTTTGTGATTCAAAATGAACTTCACTCAAAAATTCGTAATGATGATGATTATGATGACTGGGAGTATGGTACAGAACCACTTTATGAGACGAAACCACTCTAAATAAAGTATATTTGCCTGCAAAATATGCCTCTAGAGAGGATAAGTAGAGATTTTAAAGATATAAGTATGACATTCCAATCAAATCCTCTAAATCGGGATTTGATTGGAATAAAGAATGAGACTGCTATTGCAAGGTCAGTAAAAAATCTTGTACTTACTTCTCAGGGGGAACGATTTTTTAATTCTAGTTTTGGCACTAAGGTTTCGAAACTTTTATTTGAAAATATTGACGCAATGACAGCATCAATTATAAAAGATGAAATATCTTTCACTTTAAATACATATGAACCTAGAATTGAAGTAACAGATTTGACAGTAAGTCCAAATTATGATGAAAATGAATTTGCTGTTACAATACAATATAAAATTATTGGGATCGATGTTCTTCCTCAGCAATTATCATTTGCATTACAACCAACAAGATAAATGACCCTAGTAAATTTTACAAATCTAGACTTTGATCAGATAAAAGTATCTTTAAAAGAGTACTTAAGATCAAATTCAAATTTTACAGACTATGATTTTGAAGGGTCTAATCTCTCCACGATCATAGATTTATTAGCGTATAACACATATATTTCTTCTTATAATGCTAACTTTGTTAGTAATGAAGTTTTTATTGATAGTGCAACACTGAGAGAAAATGTTGTTTCTCTGGCACGTAATATTGGATATGTGCCACGTTCAAGAACTGCTGCAAAAGCAAATGTATCTTTCTTCGTAGATACAAGTACTTTTAGTACAAATCCAATTACAATAACTTTAAAAAAAGGTACAGTCTGCTTATCAAACTCTTCATTTGGTGATACAAATTTTTCCTTTGCAATCAAAGATGATATTACAGTTCCTGTTGTAAATGGAATTGCTTTATTTGATAATATTGATGTTTATGAGGGTTCATTAGTAACTGCTAATTTTACTGTAAATTCCAATAATCCAAATCAGAAGTATATTTTAGAAAATTCAAATATAGATACATCGACAATTTCTGTTATTGTTAGAAATACTGAATCTAGTTCCGTTACAAGAAACTTTGCTTTTTCGGATAGTATCCTGAATGTAACTGCAGATTCTAGAGTTTTCTTTATACAAGAGATTGAAGATGAAAGATATGAGTTAATATTTGGTGACGGCGTATTTGGTAAAAAATTAGATAACTTAAATTATATCGACGTTTCTTATTTAATTACCAGCGGTGAGTCTGGTAATGGTGTAAGTGACTTTAGATTTGCTGGAAGACTTCTGGATAATAATGGAAGAGTCATTAGCGATGGGATATCGTTAGTGACGACTAATTTAGTATCAAGGAGTGGAAAGGAGATTGAATCGGTAGAATCAATTAAAAAATATGCTCCAAGAATATATGCGGCACAAAACAGAGCAGTAACTGCAAATGATTATGAGTCTATAATCCCAAGATTATATCCAGAAACAGAATCAATCTCCGTTTATGGTGGAGAAGATCTCAATCCACCAAGATATGGTAGAGTTTTTATTAGTATAAAACCATTTAATGGACCATTCGTATCAAGTCAGGTAAAAGATAACCTAGTAAGACTTTTGCGGAAGTATAGTGTTGCTGGTATTGTTCCGGAAATTGTAGATTTAAAATATCTCTATGTTGAATTTGATTCGACAATTTACTATAACAGTAACTTAGTTACTTCTGGAGAAATTGTAAGAACAACCGTGAGTCAGAATATAACAAAATATGCCGACTCTAGTGAACTTAATAGATATGGTGCAAGATTTAAATATAGTAAGTTCTTAAAAATAATCGATGATAGTAGTAATGCTATCACTTCAAATATTACTAAAGTGAGAATGAGGAGGGACTTGTTCCCACTTATTAATCAATTTGCAGATTATGAAATATGTTTCGGTAATGAGTTTCACATTAAGGATCGTAATGGATTTAATATTAAATCTTCAGGATTCAAAGTAAATGGTTTAGCTGACACTTTGTATATGACTGATGTGCCAGATTCTAATTTAAGAACTGGTAGGATAGTGTTCTTTAGACTTGCATCACAAACAGAAGTCGTAGTTGTTGCATCAAATGCAGGAACAATAAACTACCAAAAAGGTGAAATTTTATTGTCTCCAGTTGATTTCAGGGAAACTAGTAAAAATAGAGGAGAAAATCCAGTTATAGAAATATCTGCTATACCCAAGTCCAATGATGTAATTGGATTACAGGATCTTTATTTGCAGATAGATATTAATAACAGTACTTTAAATGCTGTTTCAGATGAAATTTCTTCGGGTGCTGATGCATCTGGAACATCATACACGGTAACATCAAGCTACGAAAACGGAAATCTTGTAAGATCATAAAATGACAGAGAGCAGAATCAAAATTAGTTCGATTGTTGAAAATCAACTTCCAGAATATGTAAAGGAAGAATTTCCACTAGTCGGGGAATTTCTTTCTCAATACTATGTGGCAATAGAAAATCAAGGAAGTACCTTAGATATTCTACAAAATATAGATCAGTATGTTAAAGTTGATAATCTTACAAATTTAACTGATTCTACTCAGACAACATCAAATGTATCATTGTTTGATACTACAATTAATGTCGAGAGCACTTATGGATTTCCTGAGTCATATGGATTAATTAAGATTGATGATGAGATCATTACTTACCGAAGTAAGACTCAAACCTCATTTACTGAGTGTATAAGAGGATTTGTTGGTATTGAAGAGTACTACAACAATGATGAACTTAAGTTTTCTGATACTAACGTAGAAAGTCACGATTCTGGTTCTACAGTAGAAAACTTAAGTATTCTATTCTTAAAGGAATTCTTTAATAAGGTCAAAACTCAAATAACTCCTGGATTTGAAGACCGTGAACTGAGTTCTGAGATTAATCAAAATCTCTTCATTAAACAGTCTAAAGACTTCTATTCATCAAAGGGAACTGCAGATTCTTTTGAAATTCTATTCCGTGCTCTTTATGGAAAGGATGTTGAAGTCATTCTCCCAAGAGACTATTTAATTCAACCTTCAGATGCTCAGTATAGAGTTACTAGAGACCTTGTAGTTGAAGCAATTGATGGAGATCCCAATAACTTATTAAATTTAACTTTATATCAGGATCCAATTTATAATATTCCTGAGTCTAGAGGAACAGTAACTAATGTAGAAAAAATTATTAGGGGAGAAAAAGAGTACTATGTAATTAGTTTAGATTTTGGATATGATAATCTAAATGATACTGGACTTACTCTAGGTAATTTTTCAATTCACCCTAAAACAAGGAATGTAGTTGATGTTGTATCCGGATCAGATACAATTACTGTTGATTCAACTTTAGGATTTCCCTCTGAAGGAAATTTCACCGTAAAACTTGAAAATGGAACAGAACTTAATATTGCTTATGGATCAAAATCATTAAATCAGTTTTATGACTGTACAGGAATAACTCAGGATATTCCCAAAAATAGTAATTTATATCTAGATGTCTATGCGTATGGCCACACCGACACCAAAAAAACTCAGATTGTCAAGGTAAGAGTTACTGGAGTTCTTTCTGCATTAAATTTAGATAATCCAACCAAGTATTATGAAAAAGGTGACCTAATAAAAATTAAAACATTAGGTAAAGAGACTAATACTTTTAAAGCAAATAATTGGTTGTTTAATATTTCATCCACCTATAATGTAAAATCAATTGTAGAATTAGATTCATTAAATTTTAGATATCGTATTGATCTTTATGATGATCATTTTTTCTATATTGGTGATTCAATTACAATTGTTCCTCCGCAATTACAACCACAGTCTGAAGTTAAAGCTATTATAACTTCAATTAAAAATTCTAAATCAATTGTTGTATCTGCAGAGCAGGGTGTAAATTCTTCTATACCATATCAAGTAAGAAAAAATATTGTTAATGTTTCTTCAACAAATGATTTAAGTATTAGCAAATATACTGCAAATGTCCAAAATGTCTATTTGGACCGTGTAGGATCAGTTTACGTAACATCTCCATCCTTTCCACATTATTTAAATACCTCTCTTAATATAAGAGATAGAAAAGTTACCTTCTCGGGAACATTTTCTGGAGACACTCTTTCTATCTCTAATCATAAGTTTTACACTGGAGATAGAATTGTTTATAACCCCGATAGTGGTACTAATAAACTCGATTTAACTGCAGGAAAGTACTTTATTAGAAGAATTGATTCTAATACCTTAAAACTAAGCAGAAGTCTCAGTGATCTTTTTACTGGAAATTACGTAACCGTTTCTGGTACTGTTACTAATAATGTTTTTTACTATGAACCATTTGTAAATGAAGATTTATCACCAAAAACTGTACAACCCCAGAAATTAATTCGACAAATTGCAAATCCAACGACAACTAATGCTCGTATTATAACACCTCCTGGATTTAGTGGAATATTTGTTAATGGAGTTGAACTTTTAAATTATAAATCTAATGATTATATTTACTATGGTCCAATAACATCTATTGGCATATTATCTGGTGGTTCTAGTTATGATGCAATAAATCCACCATTAATACAAGTAAACGATTCTGTTGGAACTGGTGCTACGGCATACTGTACAGTTAATGGATCTCTTTCCAGAATTGAAGTCATTGATGGTGGAGTAAACTATCTAGAAACTCCAAGAGTTGTTATTACTGGTGGAAATGGATTTGGTGCTAGAGCCATTGCAAACTTAGAATCATATGATTATTCTGTTTCATTTAATTCTACACAGTCTGCTGGTTATGTAGATCTAGCAAATAATACTATTGGATTTTCATCCTTCCATAAACTCAATAGTGGTGAGGAAATAATCTACCAAACAAATGATCAAAGAAGTATTGGAGGTATCTCAACCAACTCTTCTTATTTTGTATCAGTAATAGATGCAAGCACTATAAAGTTGCATACTAAGTTTAGTGATGCTGTTGTTGGAATTAATACGGTAAATCTAACATTACCTTATGGCGATGGTGTTCATTCATTTAAATCTAGACTTAAAAAGAGAAAAATACGTACATTAGACGTAATTAATTCTGGTTCCAACTATAGAAATAGAAGGGTATCAACCAGTAGTTCTATAGGAATCAGCACGGCAAGTAATGTAATTACTATACCAAATCATAATTTCCAAAATAAAGATGTTGTTACATATCAAACAACTGGTACAGTAATAAGTGGATTAGATACTTCAAAATATTATTATGTTGGTACAGTAGAT